AACATACTTCATTGCTTGAAGATTGACCAAATCGAGTGCAAAGGCATCGGCTACAATGGAAAATTGGTTGTCCAAGACCAAGTTATCATTTAAACTCTCGCCACTTTGCCAACGCCGAGTATTACGAATGATCTCTCCATAATAATCACGCTCTGTAGCAACCGCTTTATAATTACCTGATCCCGATACTGTTTCCTCGGTTTTAACAAAGCCAATCGTTCCATGAAACTTTCCTGCCATTTTGATTGATCCTTAAAGACTAACCAGCGGCAGCAACCTGTTCGATGACGATCGCCGCACCGGGCATGGTCAAAGCACCGGAGACACGAGTCTCCATCAGGTACTTCAGCTGATTGAAGTCAATATCGAAGTCGTCAAAGGTCGACACAGCTCCGCCCTTATCAGCACCAACAGTGTAATCCTTCAGATTGCAGATAATACCAACGAGTTCAACATGGCGAGGAGTATCTTCGTCAGTGTCGCGTTCCTGATCGGCCATCACAGGAACCTCAACAATGTTAGAGACACGAAGAACCGCCTGCAACTCAGTCTGGTTGCTGTACATGCGGCGACCAAGGGAATCCTTGACCAGCAACATATCACTGAGGAAACCACTGTTGGTGAAAAGGGTCGGGCTACCAGAACCCATGTAATGCTCGCGGGCGCGAATGATCGCTTCGATCATGTCCTCGGCATCTTTGTCAGTGTCAACAATGACATGGTAAGCATACACGTCGTCATCAGTCCAGATTGGGCGAATGTGATCTTCATCAATCTTATCGGGATCGGCAATCTGACGACCATCCCCAATAAGAATCGCGCGGGCCAGTTCCTCGTCCAAGAGGACGCGCATTTCGGCTTTCATCCAAGCCACAATATCAAGATCTGTGATGTCAACCACGTCGTCGCGGTCCAACTTCTGTTTCTTGTAGATGGTCTTGGGGAGGGTGATGCGGCGCAGAAGCTTGATGATTTCATCGCTCTTCCTATTGCCCTTGACATAACCACGAGCACGAGCATCAGCAGCAGTTACATCCGCAGCCAAAGACTTGATGCGGGAGAATGGGCTGTGATTAGTGCCATTCAAGACACTGGTAACCCAGGCCATATTGCGAGAGATCATGGCGGGGCTATTAGCAATGGTCTGCGCATCGGGGAAGAGCAGATCGATATCGTCGATACCATAAGTAGCGACATGCTCGAGGAAAGCCGTCTTGAACGAACCATGCTGCATAGCATCGGCGCGGATCTCATTAAACTGCTCATCGGTCAGATAATTCTGAACACGAGTCTCAGTCTCACCATCAAATACATTGTGCTTCATCCCATCTCCTTCATCAGATTGACTCATATCAGCGGTAGCCGCATCAACGGCCTCGGCAATAATAGCATAAACAACGGTCTTCTGTTTGTCACTGAGCGTATCAAACACATCCTGGACTGTCTCATCAGGATTGGCAGTAGCATCTGCAGCATGTTGAATAGTCATTGAATCTAACTCCTCTTTTGGTTCTGGCTTAATAACTTCCGGTTTTGGTTCCGGTTTAATAGGCTCCGGCTCAGTCTTAACAACTTCCGGTTTTGGTTCCGGTTCTGAAATAACTTCGTGCTTAATCGGTTCCGGTTCTGGTTTGGGCTCGGGCAAAGAAAGTTCTGCGCCAGAGAAAATATAAACATCCTCATCAAGAGCATCCATTGAGCCATCAGAATGGGAAATGACAACGTTGTCAATTCTTGCTCCGGGATTAGCTCCAGCAGTGACGAGACTCAGTTCACGAATTACTCCGTGCATAACACTCTTATTTTGTTCAAGCAGCTCGTTAGCGTAAATGGACAAGAAAGTAATATCGCCATGCTCAACAAGGGCCTTAGAATTTAAACCATTTGGTGTACCGTTAAATATACCATAGGCATAAACTCCTTCTGGACGATTCTCGAGAAAAGCATGACCTAAAACATTTCCTGGCTCATTCCGCAAATGATGCCATACAATTGGCACCTTTACGCCATCTTGTTCCTCAAATGCATTAGGACGAATCGTACGTCCATCAGTACATTTGATGTTGTTCTTAGTGGCCCATCCACTAAAATCATATTTACTGGGTTTGATCATTTGCTACAACTCCTTCTGTAACATTAGTAGATACGTCTTGATTACCTGGATTTGCTTTTGCAGACGATTGACCATTTGGAACTGGTGCTTTTATATTCTTGTTGGTCAATTTGTCTGCTTCGGGATCTGTACTTGGCTTGTACCCAATAACGTCGCGCACTTCGTTTGAAGTAACAATGGCATTACGAGTAAGAGTATCCGCTATAGTTGCAAAGTCTGCAGCGAGGACAAGACCGAATGGATCTCTGAAATACTTGATTGCTTGGCCTTGACTACGAGCAGTCTTTGTCAAAAATTTGCGGCTAGTTTCGCCAGTAATGGCAGAGAGAATTGGCTCGATAGTTCGCTTATGATAATTAAGCATCGTCTTTTCATCAGCCGTTCCTTCAATAATAGATTCAGTAATACCTAACTGGCTGTATAGCATCCTCGTCAGGTACTCGATCTGAGCCATAAGATTGTTTTCGATTGGCCGATTTAATTGAGTAATTCTTTCAGTTCCATCAGTGTATGCGATCCCGTATTTAGATCCAGATAACTGAGTTTCAATATCTTTTCGTCTTTTTTCAGCTTGATCCCTTCTTGTATCGGTCTTTATTACGTAAGGCAGTTGAATTATTAGATCCAACTTACCAGATCCAGACTGAGTATCGATAGCATCCAAGAGAGTAAGTTTATATATCAAACGTTTGAGAGTTGAGTTTGGCTCGTTCATTACCGAATACAGAGGATTTTCAATAATTGCAATATCCCTCTTTCGTAAAGTAATATCCTCTCTCGTTCCCTTTGTCTCATTATAAAGATTAACACTAACATGCTTTGGATACCACTGCATAATCTTTCCAGTACGAAGGGTAAGAACATCCCAAATATCAGTCTTTGCGGGATCATCGGTTGTATCCGTAGGGACAATTGCAACAGCTCCCTCATCGCACATTGACTGAACAACATCTTGGATAAGAGCTCTTCCAGTCTGGTCTACATTGGCGTCTGCTGTGAGACAATTATTAAGACCAGTCTTCATCGTCTCGGAATACCTGCCATTTTGATCGACTCTAACATGCTGAATGGCGATGGCCGCAACGTCAATAGCAATCCTTGTATAGATAGCAGAGATAATAGAACGTTCAGTTCCAAACCTGGGATGAATCCTATCTGCTCGCTGGCCATAACTCGGACCGATATCAAATGCGCCCGGATTCGTAGGATCTCGATCGCGGAAAGCATTAAAGCCATTACGTATTCTATCTATAAGAGTTAATGGCACATTTTACCTCCTTTTTATGGATTAGTCATGGCCGAATAATATCGATTGAAAAAATCTGTAGGACTTGGCATCTTTATTCCTAAGTCTTCGAAGAAAGGATCTGGAGGATGAGATCTTCCTAAAACTATATCTGTCATATCCAAAGATTCGCCAGACATAGGCTTTATTTTCGAAAGAACTTCTCTAGTAGTACTTTTAGTAATTCTATTTACTCCCTTTTTTCGAACAGTTTCAGAATTTAACAATATCAAAGGCGATCTAGCAAGTCTTCCAGCATCATTATCATCGATTAATGCATTATAACCTCGACGTTTTACTTCTGCAAGATACGCTTTACTCATCGAAGAATCTCTATTAATAAGATTGGTCGACATATTATGATAGTTTTCTTTTGCAAAAGCTAAAGGACTTTTTTCAGAAACACCGGCAGCAGCATCAATATCATCTAGAAAACCAGCAGCAAATTCTTTTCTAAGAGAAGGATTATTCTTTATTAAATCTGCAAAAATATCAATTCTCTTCTTAGCAGAAGGTGACTTAATTTCAGATAAAGCTTCCATTGACAAAGCATACGCCGCTGGTTTTCCAGGAAGACGAGCATTAACTTTCCACAATGCTGGCATAAAAGCAGCATATCTATTATTGTCATCTTCTTCAAAACTAACAAACATATTATCGCCAATCTTTCCTTCTGCATTTTGTGTGATTCTTTTTAGAATTTGACCCGGTTTTAGAGATACATCTGAATCATCCAATCTATCATATATTTCATCACTTATTGGATCGGAACGATGGGCATTATGATTCAACCAAGAAGATACAAAATTTGCTGTAACTTCATCCTGTTTAGTCTTTACTCCTTTTATTCCATATTTTTCAAATACTGCTTTTTCTGCTTTGGACAACGGAGATGAATTTGGAAGTTCATCTAGTTTCTTACTCCCAAATTTTTGTAAAAAACCTCCAATTGCACCATCTACAGCCTTCTTATTTCTGGCATATAAAATTGCACCAGCCGCGACTGTAACGCCAATTCCGAGACCAATTGCAATATTTTTTATTCTTTGATTTCTTTCACTTATTTGCTTTGGACTTGGATCTGGTTTTTTAAAT